AATGATTTAAACTGCCGGAAGCATTATTCATTGATCCAGTAAAATTACCAACTAAAGAACCTGTTACAATTAAATTTCCAATAAAACTGCCTGAAAATCCATTTAAACTACCGCTTACATTTGAGAGTGAAACTGTTTGTTGGCCTGATAAACCATATGTTACACCATTTAAAATTGAAGCACTATAAGTATTATTTAATATAACACCATTTATACTACCAGTTATTGTTGCATTATCAATCAAAGATCCTGTGAAAGATATAGATGAATTACCTGTAAATTTTAAATTGACATTTCCACTTGATTCAATAGATATATTGGACCCACTGATGTTTCCTGTGAAATCATTTAATGTTAAGTTATTATAAACTGATTGACTAATTGAGGATGATTGATAATATATTGTTGTTCTAGTTACATTTGGATGTGCTTTCAATTCCAAAATTTCATCAATACCAAAGTTTTTGTTGGCATATCCAACTTCATTGGTTATGTATGTATCTTTTTGTGGATATAAAAATGTATGCATATTATACTACGTTTCCTTTGATATCTATGTCAGGGTATTTGACTTCAAAAACGCATGGATCTAATGAAGGGTATATTATTTTATTTTTTGTTGCGGATAAAATGTCATATTCATGTGGTGAATAGTTACCATCTTTAGCAGTTAAGTTTACAATTTCAACATTTGTTAAAGATTGTACACCTTCTACTCTTGCAATTTCTAATTCCAATTGACTCAAATTAATTGGTTGTGAAAAACTCCACTTGTCAATGTTAAAAAAATCTTTTACTTTTAGAATACAATTATTTAACACTTCTTTTTTGTTATAATTGTTATATGTTAAGATTTTAAAGTTCACACCAATATTAATAATATATCCATCAATAATATTGACACCATCAGTTAGAAGTCTATATTTTTTTAAATATTGTTTTATGTTATAGAATAAAGCTTCATTAATTTGAGTTAGATTTTTATTTTCATTATATCCAAGAACATACAAATTAACTGAAAATGGATTTGTTACATCATAATTAATTTTTCTAAAATAATTATCTACTGAATTGTTTGTATCAGTAGTACTGTTATTATAATCAACAAATCCGGATACATCATTTTTCAAATTCAACACCAAATCTGTATCAGATGTTATATAAGCTTTAGCAATTGAACCATATTTTGGTGGCATTGCATAAGTTCTAATCAAATAATCATCCTTGGTTACAGATCTATTTTGAGAAGCAAAATTCAAAATAGCATTTTGTTTAATTTGATCAACAGACTCTTCATCCGCACCGCCAACTGCAGCAGTATAATTGTTTACTCTTAAAGTTTGTTGTACTGTATTAAATAATGTTTGTTCATCTGGATTTAAAGATGTTGCATCATTCAATAATTGATATGAACTAATTCTAGTAATTTCATTTGCATTACAATTTGAAAGTGATCCGCCACCAATTATATAATTTATGGTTAGTACTGTATTTGCCGGAGCAGCACCAAATGTATTTGTCTTTAAGAAATTACTACCGTCCAATGAAATGTCTGTGTTTTTTATATTTGACAATCCAATACCAACAATAGAAGCATTTGGATAAACTATTTCATCTGAATAATTATCTAAACCAGGACCAAATTCCAAATAAGTTGTATTATCTGCAGTAACACTGGTTATATACTTTCTTGAGGTTTTTAGTGATTTTATGATCTTTGATACTTCAGCTTTGTAAACATAGAAATTTTCATCAGTAACTTGAGAATTATCTACATCAGTAAAAATTACATCTTGTGCCAAATAATCAGCTTCATACCATTTATTATTATCTTCATCTACAACTGAAATTATGTTGACTACATTTTTTTCTTCAAGTACAATTTTATAGTACGGAGTAGCAGCACCAACAGTAAAATTTTTAGTTACAATCTTACCAGCAAATGCTTTAGCAGTTTTTCTCAACAAGAAAAATTGTGGAACTCCCAATGAATCTCTAGAATAAACACTAACTTCTCTCGGAGAAAATTCAGTCTCAACTGAAAAATCAACTGGTTCACTTATAATAAAATTTTGATTAGAGTTATTTATTAACTCCATGTTTTCTCTGATTGACAAACAATATTTTTCATCAGGTACATAGTTTCCATCAGAATCAACCTTTGATGGAATCAATTGAAATAATTCAATTTCAGTTATAGATGATTTGGTTGGAGTAGTTTTGTATCCAAGATATTTAGCCAACGCAATTACATTCTTACGTTCTTCAGAATATGGCATTAATGATTCTTTGAACTGATAATCAATGTAGTATGATAATACATCACCTACATATGAGGCTTGTTCAATAAACATTGTACCTGGGGAACTTTCACTAAAATCTTTGTATGTTTTAGGAAAATAGTTCTTTGAAAATTCAATCAAACCAGCTTTAAATGACGCAAAATCTCTATTGAGATATCTGATATCTTTATTAAGAGGTTGAAAGGATTTTGGTTGTTTTTCTGCCATATTATTATAAATTGCTTGTTACAGTTAATCCAAGTACATCAGTTTGATTGTTTACCGTAAATTGTATTTTAATGTTTATTATATAATTATCAGTGTTCTTGTTTTTTTGAGCGGTTGTAATGTCTAAAAATACAGTATTTACAATTACATTTGGAAACCAATAATTCATATCCTCTTTAATAACATTCTTTAAAATATCATCAAACCCCTCAATATTTTGTTCAAATAGATAGTTGTATAATTTTGTTCCAAACTGAGGGTTAAATCTTCTTTCACCCGGTCTGGTATTGAAAAAATTAGTGATATTGGCTTTAATTTGAGTTAGAGTGTCATATGACTGCTCAAAATACCCATTTATGCCAGATTTTAAAGGTAATGTTAAACCAATTGGATTCATATTATGACATTGATACTAAACCACCACCAATTGCTCCTGATGACTTTTTCTTATCAACCGCTTTCATTAATTTTCTAAAGTCTCTATTAATGACATTAAGAACTTTAGATTGTTCTTCATTAACTGGTGTGATTTGTTGTGACGTTTGCACTGATTCATTAATATTAATACCATTAGAAGCTTCACTTTGTAATGCTCCCATTAGTCCTACATAAGCACCTTCTCTTGGAACTCCACCAATAGTTTCATTCAATACAGCATTTAAAGCGTCATTATTTGTATATTTCTTAAATGTCTTTTTTGCTGGTTGTACGTTTTCAGTTGGTTTTTGTGAAACTTTTGGTTTTTCTAAGTTTTCACTGACCGTTGGTTTACTTTGACCAGTTAATATTTCACTCAAAATATTAGGAATAAGAGTTGGAAGAGACTTTTGAAGTTCTTCCTTTACTACTGATCTGATTATCTCTTTTAATTCTTGTGTTTTCATACTTGTTGATATTATATAATTATATTTTACTATATACCAAAATGTTTTATTTATTTACCAAAATTAACTTGGTTTTATCATAGAGGCTTGTACTGAAAGTGGTGTACCAGGCACAATAGGTACAATTTTAAGTTTAGGTATCGTTGGAAATGCAGGTGGTTTGATAATAGATGATATTGGAGGTACATTTGGTACTGGAACCTTTGGTATTGAAGGAATACTAGGAGCCGTAGGCAAATTTGACATACTTGGAAGTGTTGGTGTAGGTGGTATAGTAGGAATTGATGGTACTGATGGTATTGAAGGAGGTGATGGTAATGAGAATTTTGGTACTGATGGAACAGTAGGTATAGATGGTACGGATGTTGGTATATTTGTCTTTAAATTTTTATACGTTGATGTTTCTGTAAAAGTTTTCTTATAATCAAGTCCAGATACTCTTTTTAAAGGCAATTTTGGCGCACTTGGAAGAGGAGGAATACTTGGTAAGCTAGGAGTTGGTACAGAACCTAGTGGATTTTGTAAGTTTAATGATGGTGGTGTAGGTAAAGTATACATAAATTAACTCCAAGTTGATGGATTTGGACCTCTTGTTTTACCATTATAACCTCCAGGAACACCACTTCCATTAAATACATTAATATCAGTTGGCGGAGTTCCTCCTTCAATAGAACCACCGTTTCTTCCTGGAGCGTAACCGCCTCCAGTTAAAAATACTCTTTTACTTAAAATTTTATCAAGACTATCTCTCCAAGCTTTTAGTTTTTCTTGTGGTGTTGGAATTTGAGTAGTTAATTGTGTTGGATAATCTGCTATTTGACCAGATTGGTCCGCAGGAGTATTTGTTGCGGAAGTAATATGTTCATGATATTGCCAGTGAACGTGATCCAATATTAAATCTGCAAGGTCATATAGAAAGTCAACTGTTGTTTGACCTAACAAAGCGGGTTCATTTGTTTGATCATATTGACCTAGATATATTGCCGGACTGTTAATCACTGTTTTTGTGTTTGTGGTCATTACTATCTGACCATGAGAGTCAACTGTATATTCATTGTCTGTTACAATTCCATATCTCTTTTTGGAATAATGTATAGTTTCTCCATTTCTACTGCTTACAATTATTCTATCACTATTAATTACAATTTGGTCTCCAGTAAGTATTGGCGGTCTAAATTTAGTACAACCTGGCGGAGAAAATGCTGGTACTTCTTCTTTTGAAACTGAAGGATCTTGAAATATTTTCTTTTGGCATGTTGATTTAAAACTAGATTCAGTTAATCCTGAAGTTATATGAATAGATGTACCGTCTTGATTAATATCTTCTGATACATATCCACCTGCATTTTTTTCTGATATATCAGGTGTAGGTTTTGAAACGTTCTTTTGTCTGTTTCTAATCAAAATCATTGGATTTCCAAATCCAGCCAATTTATTGCTTACTGGATTTACATCACCATCTTTGTTATAATAATCTGCATATTTTGGATCACCTATATCATTGTCTCTTATACTATCATATGCAGAAAACCTAATAGACTGTCCATGTCTACTTTCAATTACAGTATCACCTTCAAATCTTTTTACTGAACGTATCTTTCCGTTTGATTTGAAATATCTACCCAAAACAGTTACATTACTTGTATTCTTATATTGTTTAGAAGTTAAATATGAAACTGGTCCCTTATACAAAACATCTGGATCAGTTGGATTATTTTTTATTTCTCTATTTCCTCTGTTTAATCCAACTCTTTTTTCAAATGTAGGATTAGCATCATTATTTGGAAATCCTGTTATATTGATTTTTCTGGTATAATAAAAATTACCAAGATAATTTACTACTGATACAACTTCATTTACAAGTGGATATTCAGTTATACCTGTATTTTCTAATGGTAATGCCCATGGTAATTTTTCTTTTTCAACTGTTTTATGAGTACTAAATGGTCTGACTAATACTCTACCAATCCATGTATAATCTTTATCATTTTGATCCGCAGGTTTATCATTTGCAGCATCTGGCCATTCTGTTGGATTAATATTAATTTTTGTTTTGAATATTGGATGTGAATCATCAAGGATTACGTCCAACACAACTGCTGGTTCAAATTGTAAAGATGAATTCAAAGATGAATCACTAAATGAACCAATTCTTATTGCTGCTATTACTGAATTATAATCTGAATATCCTGACATATTATTTCTTTGAGTTTATTTCAATTGGAGTATTGATTTCTTTTGTAATTTTTTCAACTTCACCCATCAATTGTTTGCGTTCATCTTCACTCAATAACATTCCCATATTACCGTCTTCACCTTGACTTTGACTACTAATAATACGTTGTACCACTGCGGCTAATTTGACAAGTTGTTCATCATTTCTGACTGAAACGTCCAAATAATCCTTAATTAGTGGTACAACTACTATTGCATCATTAGCGGTTTTAATCATACTCCGAAGATCAGATACCAAAATATCAATTTGGTCCTTCTTCTGTTCAGAATTAACAACCACATCTTTAAGTAAACTAGAGTATTTTTTACCCTTATATAATTCAAAATCTAAGTCCATGACTATAAATATTGAAAATACCTTGTTTTACTTAAATTTATCTAGCATACATTTCTTGTTTCAAAGTTCCTCTATCTAAATAAGATTTGGTAATAGTATTTTGGTACTGTTTCATCTTATTAATTACTTTGGTAATCTGTTGAGTCTTGCAAGAAGAAATTTCTCTAATATACAAATATAACGCTTTTTTATTGAAAGAATCAATTCTGTCACTGTTTCTGAACAATTCAATTACAGCATTGGCAATATTTAAATCACGTTGTTTGGTGAATATTTTACCAATATTCTTTTCCCAATAATCTACCATCAATTTCATAAATTCACTGGTTTCCAATTCATCATGATAAGAATCAGTGGTTTGTAAACAAACCGTTGTATCACTTGGCGTTTCACTGATATCAACATGTTGATTGAATCTCTTGTAGTTATTATTGTTGTGGAATATTAGATAGTTTTTAGCAACAATACTGAAATAACTAAAGGCTTTACCTTTACCCTCTTCAAACTTATGCATGTTTGCAACTAAATGTGCAATTGTTTCCTTTTGAATTTCAATAGGACTGTTATCAAAATAAGTAAATTTAAATGTATTGAACACGTTTTCTACCAATTTATCAAAACAAGGCTTAATTTTTTCAACATAAATTTCATTTCTAATTTCTATGTCTTGTTCATTATTATACTGAATAATAGCCTTTTCAGTATCTGTAGTAAAATACATTTTTTCTCCGCTCTTCTTTTTTCTCTTTTTTGGTTCAGAAACAATCACAGGAGTGATTGATACGGCAGTTTCTGTTAGTTTTTTTGACTTCTTTGATTCAACAATTTTTTTTGGTTTAATTGTTTTTATTTGAATCTTTTTCTTTGGTTTTACTACTTTTTTATTTGATTTATTTTTAATATTTATTGTTTTTTTCTTTGATTTAAGTCCAACAGTTTTTGAATTTTTCATTCAGTCCTTTCCTTTAATTTTTCAATTAACTTCACCATCTCAGAAAAAACAAAACCTACATCATCATCTTTTTCAAACATCTGCTTATCATCTAAATCTTTTAATTTTGAATATGTGACAGATACTTCTTTTTTAATGTCTAACAACCAATTTTGGTATGTTTCTATTTTGTCAAGATTGATGTCTAATGCATAACCTAAAAATATGTTAACACAAATAGAAACGGTCAATAACACTGATAGTATAATAATCATAATTTTTATTCTGATAGGTCAGAATCATCATCTAGATAATCTGACATATAATCCAATACCTCATCAACCAAATCCCAGTTTTCACTGTTCTTTGCTTCATTTAGAAGCGACATTATTTCTTTAATATCTGCAATATCCATATATATAATTTAGACTGATATCTAAATATATAAGATAATAAGTTAAAAACAACATTTTTATTCAAAAATGTTAATTTTATTTTATTAGAAACTAAAATGTGGTGCTTTGTTAGATGGAACCTCCCTAATAACCTCTTTTTCCACAATCTTTTCAACGGGAACTTCTTTAATTTCAGTAACTATCTCTTTAATTATTTTTTCATTTTTAACTTCTTCTTCTGCTTCTTTTTTTGCTTGTTCCACTATAGATTCTACATTTTCTACTGGTTCAGTTACTGAGTCTTGATGTTGATATATTTTAATATCATCTTTTTCTTTTGTCTTTTCAACCTTATCAGTAAAATTCAATGTAGTATTATACGCCAGTAATAAACATATAGCTAACGGATCAAATACTGATATAAGAGCAACAATAAACCAAGTAACCCCAGTATTCATATTTACTTTGAATTGTTCTGAAATAAATTTAAATGTTTGTATATCCTTCTTACTTCCAGCTTCTAATTTGATTTCAGCAATTTTCTTATCAAATGATTGCAATTCATCAATTCCTTTTTGTATTTTACTATTTTCAGATTCAATATCTTTTTCACTCTTGTCTATCAATTCTTTTGTTTGTTCTTGTATTTGAGCTAATTGAATTGGATTACGACTAATAACCACATTTGTCATACTCTCACCCAATCTTGCTTCTTGACTGTTTCTTAAAGCAACAATAGATTCAATTCTTTTCTTTGCAGAATTGATTTTATCTTCAGTATATTTTTTCTGATCATTGATAACCAAAATTTTATCTTCTGCCAACTTACTTTCAATTGCTGATTGTTGATATGCAGATGTCAAATAACCAAAAACACCAAGTGAAGTAATAATCATCAAAATCACAACCGCAGAAATCAAGTATATCTTTAGTAATAACTTAGTTTTTGTCCAATATCTATATAAAAAACTTGTAGCAACTAATTTGCCTATTTCAAGTGAACTTGCCATAATCATAGATGCTATTGCAGATCCACTAAACAACATTCCAATACCAATTATACTGAAAAAAGCAGCACAACTTGCTATAAATAATGATGATATTCCAACAAGTCTTTCAAATTTTAATAAATCTTTCATGCGTATATACAGTTAACTATTTAGTAAAAAATTTGAATTTTTACCATTCAAGTACTACTTGTCCATCTGATCCACTTCCACCATTAATCACTCCTACAGATGTGAATGAACTTGCGCCACCGCCACCACCACCAGGATAATCACCGGTATATCCATGCCATGATGAACTTGGATTAATAGAAATTGATGGATTTTGTATACCGCCCATACCACCATAAAAACAACATCCACCCGCAGAACCTGATAAAGTTGTAGATTTTTCTCCATCCGCACCAGAATATATAAAAATACTTCCAGAACATAGTGCAGATGATCCACCGGAACCGCTATTTGGATTCAATACTCCACCTTGACCACCACCACCACCTGCAGCATAAGCCAAATAAAAATTATCTGTTATTTTATAACAATAAGAATCTGTTCCGTTTTGACCAGAACTACCATATGCTCCTGATCCGTTTGATGATCCGGTTCCTGGAGCACCACCAGCACCAACTACAATTGTGAAAATAGTACCTGCGGTGAAAGAAGAAGTTCCTTGAGCAGCTGCGCCACCACCACCTCCTGTACCTCCGTCATTTATACCAGTTGATGTTGCGCCAGCACCGCCGCCGCCGGCACCAATTGCAGTAGCTCTCATAGTGAATGGTCCGCTGCCTGATAGAACAGATAAGTCATTCTTTTTGATTTGGAATGAATGTGTACCTGGTGTTGAAAACACTACTTTACGTTTTGGTGTAAATACGTTTAGATATGATGCGGTAATTACATATGATGCAGTAACTGCATTAGTTGAATTCAATGACTGTAAAGCATATGAACTACTTATAGCAGTATTTGCAACAATACTGATGCTACTAGTATCTGCTAAAAATGATATAATACTATAACTGCTTGTTACAGCTATTGATGATGTCAATGCGTAACTACTACTTAATGAAAGTGAACTTGTTTGACTGTAACTTGCACTTATTGATGAATAACTTTGGTTTGCTACTTGTGAATAAGATGAAGTAATTGAGTAGGTTGATTGATTTACGTAACTACTTGTTTGTGCAAATGAACTGGTTACTGAATAACTACTAGTTTCTACATATGAACTGGTAACAGAAAAACTTGCGGTAGATGAATTTGGATATGATAAACTTGCAGCAGAATCTGCATAACTACTTGAATATGCAAATGCTCCACTAATTGAATAACTTGAAGTAGCAAGATTATCAGAAGACAAATAAGAAGCAGTCAATGCAAATGAAGAAAATGATGAAGAATTTGCATTACCACTTATACTTCCTGTCAAATTTCCAATAAATGATCCAGAAGATAGTCCATAAAATGATCCTGTAAAGCTGCCTGTTGAAATGAAAGATTGAAATTGATATACTAAAACTCTATATGTTGATGCTGTAAACGCAGGAGCTTCATAGTCTGAAACTATTGGGAAATAATTAGAACCGCTCATGTTTGAGGCGGAAATTTCATTTAATTGACTAATTTTGATTGACATAATTCACTATAAATTATAAATATAGTAGTTTTGGTATTATATTCATTTTACTTTATTAAAATAAACACCTTAACATTTTGGAGGAATTGTAGTTGGTGGTGTTTCTGGATAATTTTTACCCTCACCAATTACATTTCCACTCAATACAATTAATGAAATATAAGATTTATTAAATACTGTAGTTGCAGGAACTTCAAATTGTTCTGCATTAGATTCATCCATCTTAGATCCATATTTCCTGCCTATTAAAGTTATTTTTGCAGTACTTTTTGAACAACTCTTACCGGTTGTTATATCCCATGGAATATTGTCTACTGCATCACTTGCATTTAATGAAGGAAGGTAATCAAATA